CTCACGCAACGCCAAAGTTGTACCCCCTGAGGCCTGAATGCGGTAAAAACGAACCGTCTGACCGGGGTCAATGTCATACCACAACCATTGGTTGTCAGTCACAACTACCGTTCCGACGTCTTCCAACGTGTTATAAGTGATGCCGTCTGTGGAATACTGAAGGGTGAAAGTCCATGTTGCACTTCCACCACCAGAAACATAGGGTAGCACACCAATAGATCCCGCATAAACCGGGTTGTCTGTGCCAAAATCGACCGTAATATTACCATTCGCGCTCGTCTGCTGACAGTAGGTGTCGACGTCATCATCAGCCACGTAGTATACCGTGCCTCCGGCCGAAGTGCTATAACTACCCGTGGGGCGGTTCATAGTGCGATACAACGCGTTGAGCACGTCATTGGCCCCAACGGGCAGCGTGTAAATGTACTTGTCAGGGGTGAGACCGATGACTTCCTTTCTGATAGCCCAGTACTGAATGCCTATATTTATCAAATTAGTTAAAACAAACCCGAGCGACTCTCGCGCTGTGACCAGCTGCTCACTGGTGAGTTCTTCGGCTAACTTTCCGCACCGCCGAGCAGCATGATCAATCAGCGTCTGAACGCTATAAACCTGACCGTAAGTGTCTGAGTATGCCATTCGTTCACCACCCTGGACAGTTCCAGCGTTTCATTGAGGCCCGTGCACGTGACCCGCGATCAGACTTCCGCGCTACTGGGCCCATTCGAGCGCAAAATGAATCGCGCCGTGGACCGCCCTCGGGCTGAGGAGCCTTTAGGTTTGAGCCGGTGGCTCGGTTGTACTTGGCGCGGCCTTTCGCCGTAAAACCCGCGCCTTGAGACGCCGGTAACTTTTCACCACGGCCAATCGAAAGGTTCGGCTCGCCGCCTTTAGCCATTTTTTCAGGGAGTCGAGCATACTTTTTCCCCTTCACATTAGATTCAGTGAATTCGGCGGCCACGTCAGGCCGAATGCCGACCTTCTTTGCAAACTTGGGGTTGTTCTCGGCTGCTTTCATAAGCCGGAACTGCGCTTTAGTCTTGGCAGGCATTTAAGCTATCTGCCCCATTGTAACAATCAACGAAGGGATGGCCGGGTACGCAGGCGTCACACTCAATGGCAATGCCTCAAGCGTTACATCCGTCGATTCAGGCAGCCAAAACAACTGCACATAATTAGTGGCGTTCAAATCTAAGTAAAAGTTCCAGGCGGCCACCGCAAAACCAAAGATGCCCGCATTCTTACGCGCTGGCACCGTAACTTGCGTTGATGAGTTGGCAAGATCTGAACCGTTGACCTTTATCCAAATTGTGACAATGTGCTGCTCGTTAGCGACATTCTTGAACTGGGCGCTAAATTGAAAGTTATAAATGCCGTCATCGGGCACCGTAAAACGGCTATTGCTAACCAGGGTAATGCCATCGGTAATATCCGTAGTGTTGCAAGTCATGGCCGTGCCAGCGGTGGTGCTTCCCGTCTGATCTAGGGTGCTGCTAAAGCCGCCATAAGCCGCGCCAAACGCACGCAAATCACCGATGGTTGATTGCACATTCGCGCCACTTTGCACTAACGGCACAAGCTCTGCACCCGTCAGCGTTGCGGCTGCTGGCATTGCGCTAATTTTCTGGTCGGCCATTATGATTGCTCCAAAACAATTTTGCTGCTGTCTTCTTGCAGCACATACCCTGGCGTTGTCTCATCCAGAATATAAAACGTAGTTGGCGGAATGGTGCCGTAAGTGTCAACCACACCATTATCACCAACATCAAGTCCGTAGTCCGTGCCTCCGATGACATTCTGGGCACCAACGCCTAACGCAAAACCGTCTGAGGTGTTGGCTTGATCGGCAACGCTTGAGTAGCCGACAGGAGCCATTAAATCCCCGCTTGAACGATTTTAAGCGTTGCCGTACCAGAGCCTGAATTAACAAGCAGTTTAATAGCCGTTACGGGGAACGCATAGTTGCCATCAGCCGCCGAAACTTCACCCGCTACTGTGGGATGACTGAACCAAGTAGAAATCGTACCGCTGGGGTCGTCAAATGAGTGCTGGACGGTGTAGTCAACCGTGCCTGACACCGTCACACCAAAACCCACATTAAACGGACTAATATTGGTATTCATGACCACGGTGCTACTTGAGCCGACACCAGTCTTTGAAACCGATTGAACTCTCATCACAAGTCCTTAAAATGAGCGAGGGCCGAAGCCCCCGCCGTTTCAGCACGCGCCGCCGTAGGCCTTTTTGTACACTCCGCCACCCTTTTTGAAGGTTCCGGACTGCAGGTCATTAGCCACGGGTTTTGACACCGGGTGCCGAGGCATCGCTACGGGACGTCCGCTATCGACTAGACCCCCCGTAGCATAACGCTTTCCCAGGGCACCGCCTTTCTTAAAGCCCCCGGCGTTGCCTTTCTTCACTTCGCCAGTGGTGGTGTTGGTTGGGCCGGGTTTGGACGTCGAAACATTGCCTTCGACTCCGCCACCTTTAGCGTACTTGGGGCTCCCGCCGTGCTTGTAACCGCCGGGTTTGCCCATTGCCACGTCGCCAGTCTTCTTCGGAGTGTGATGCTCGCCTGAAGCAGTGTCCATCTTGGTCTTGACATAACCCTTAGCTCCCTTTTCAGAGGCCGCTACGCCAATTACTCCGCCTTCTTTGAACCCTGCCTGACCCATCACCACGCCGCCCGTCTTCAGCCCCTTGTGAGCTTTAGAAGCGGGCATCGAAGCATGCTTTTTGAGCTTAGCCTCGGTGCCCATCATCTTCTTCATCTCGGCGGCATGCTCAGCTTTGCTCTCGCCACCCTCTTTCATCATCGGGCGAGCCATCATAGCTTTGCGGCGCGCAGCCATCGAAGGACGCGCAGGGGCCACCGCCGGAGGCATCCCGCCTCGAGCACCGGGCGCGGGCGCAGCCGCCAGACCCCTCATCACCCCACCGTCCATCATCTTCTTGGGCGCTTTGACCGAACCGCCTTTCTTCAGTTTCAAAATCACTGAAGGCTCGGTGGTCATCATTTTAACCATCGGTTTAAACTGTCCCATGATTAGCGCTCCTTGGCTACATAGACATAGTCCACGGTCATGGTCTTGGCGACGGCTTCACCGTTCTGGATCGCGATGGTGATGGTCATGTCCTCATCGTCGGGCAGGTTGGTAGTTACCGAACTGCCAGCGATTGAGCCATTCACAAAGTACTGCACCGCCGAAATCCCGTCATAGTAAAACCCAAGACGGATGAAGGTGTCATTTGCCATCGTGGCTACGGCGCTCGCGGTGGTTGCCGTGTTGTTTTTCTCAACAAGGAAATCAACCGTCGCAGCCCCATCGGCTTTGATAAAGAACACACCGTCAGTCACGTCAAGCGGGGTGGTGTCGGTGATCTGCAGACCAATGACAACATCCGACTGCGTGGCATCACTAACTTTGAAACGAGCCTCAAAGAACAGCGGTTTACCACTAGCGAACCGGAACGACTCACCGACTTTCTGCAACGACACAAGGTCGTTATCAGCAGCGGTGTTAGTGATGAGCAACAGACCCCCATCACCGTCAGTGAGCGCTTGGGTTGCGCCGGCCTGCGTCTCTGTAACGGTCCAGTCGGCCGCCGTGTAGTAGTCGAAGTCCTCAAAGTAGGTGTGATACAGCGTGGCTGCGGGCTGGCCTAGCTCAGCAAACAGCGACTGCTCACCCACGTTGGTGACCCCATTAGGAAACCGAGTCGTAGTCATACTTTAACTCCTATAAAGCGGGGGCCGCAGCCCCCTGGTTTCCTTAGACTCCGGGCGTGCCGTACATTGCGCGCCAATCGGTAAAGCCCACATCGTAACGCTCGGTGGCCTTGTAGCGCATGGAGTCGGTTTCGAAATCACCTTCCATGGTCTTTTCAAGGCCGCGACGCATCATGAGCTTCATACCTTCGGGCGTGTCGGTCTGCACCCACCATGCGGTCGAGCTGGTCAAACGCGACAGAACCGCAGCACCTTCATCGAGCAAACCGATAGATTTGACTGGGTTGATGTCGTTGTTGGCTTGACCGGCACGCAGCACACTCTTGAGCAACACTTCGGCTTGGAAGATGTTGCCTGGGGCGACGACGAGCTGTCGTGGCACGAGGCGAATCTTTTTGCCGTTGTTGTCAACCGCCTGACGCACCTGAATGAGCATCTGCTCAAGGGAGGTCTGGCTGAGGTTGGCCGCTGTGGTGAGGAGGTTGCTCACTGTGCCGTTCACGATTGGGTGCGAAGCGCTGTTCAGCGCCACACCGTCACCGCCGGCGTACTGCCCGCCCGTGAAGGCGTTGTTCAGCACGTTGGCACACAGGGTTTCTTTGGTCTCGACCAAAGACTGCGCAAGGTGCCGAGCGTACACCGACCCGATGCGGATGTGGTCGCCGTCTTCGACAAGGACTTTCGTCAACGCGAAGGCTAGACCGTACACCGAGTAAACGTAACGCTTCAGGAACAACACGCCGCCCTGTTGATAGGTTACGGGGCTGCCGTCGGGGAGCAACGGTGCCAAACCAAAACCGTACAAGACGGGTTCCTCGTGGTAGTTGCGGGGGATGCCGTTCTGCTCGCGGAAGACTCGCGACCACTCATCGGCACGCTGATCATAGACTCCGTCGAAGCACTCGTTCAGGATAGGCTCAACGATGCTCCGAAAGTCCGTACTGCGCATTGGGGCTGCCATTTGTTAGCCCTCCTTTAAGCTACGGTAACGGGGTAAGCCACCGCCGCACCTTCGTAAATACCAGCGTACTGGAACTCGGCAATCTGCACACGAACGATCGTGTACGAATCACCCCATGCATTGCCCGGATACGGAGCCAGATCGACCACGCGCAGGGTCTTGGTGGCGTTGGAGGCGGCCGCCGTAGTGCCCATAGTGGCCTGAGACAGACCCACCAGCGTCGGGTCGCCCGAAGTCGGGTTATACGGGTTGGTGATGTCGTACTCTTGGCCCAGGGCGGTTTGCGCAATCGAGCCTTCGGCTTGGATTTCGTAAACCACTTTGGGGTCAGTCCACACATACGCAATGAGCGAGCCGGTCTGATAGCCCGTGTTGGCGGGCCAGCAGTTCGACACACGACGACGCCCCGTGGTGTCGGTCCACTCGACGCCATCAAAGACGCCGTAGATTGGATCGCCACTCGCGGCACGAACGATATACCCAGTTGTGGGGTCGAGCTTAACGGCCTGACCCTTCAAGATGTTCTGAGCATACCCCGACTGAATCACATTGGCTAGCCCCTGCGCACGATCGAGCCCCGAGGGGTGATACGCAGGCCGCAAACCAAAGGGTGCTAAGGTTGCAGACATGATATTGTAAACTCCAATTTAACCCTCGAAGACCGGGGGTCGGTTGACGGATGATTGTGCCACTCGTCCGAAGCCTTCGCCTTCCGTTTTCAGGAGTTTGTGTCCTGAGCTGTCAGCGCCCTGCTGAAGTTCCTCCATACGTTCCATGATCGCTTGAGTTGCTTCCATTGGTTTTTGATAATGGAAATGCGCCATGACCCGCTGGTAGAGTTCAGTCGGAATCTTGAACAGCAACATTTCGTTGCACGAAATGTGACCCACATGCTCGCCCGCTTTTACGCGATAATTCTCAAACCCAGGTAACTCATCGGCTGTCACCGGAACGTACCCCAGTCGGATTCGCTTGTCAATCGTGTCGTAGCTGTTGGTGGTGGAAAGCCAGCACATGTGCCAACCCGGCAGGGCGGGCACGTTCGGCAGGGCGGTTTGCGTCCACTCGTCACTCCACATCTTGTCGATGTCCTGTGAGGCGGCGAACATAGTCTCCGGCGGAAGGCGGTCGAGGTCTTCGCTTGCGCGGCTTTCGCGTCCACCGGCGGAGAGAGATTTCTTAAGTCTTGAATCCATTTGTGTGCGTCCTTTGAATTAGCGTGGGTTTGCAGCAGCACGTTTGCGAGCTTCCGCCGCGTAGCGCTTGATCATACTGTTGCGCTTGACGGGGTCGTCCCAAAAGCCGGCATCCTTCATGGCGCGTACCTGATCCGGTTCGAGCATGAACTGCCCCTTGGGGGAGCCGCCACTGTTGGATGATTCGCGACCGGTGCTAGTTTGCATATTCCGAGGCCTTGAACGCTGATTCGGAGCATTATAGCTCAATTCATACCGATGAGGCAAGTACTTTTTTGCCCGCTCGTCGAGCTCTTCCCAATACTCCTCGGTTGCCGGGTCCCAACCGCCCTCGGCGGTGAGTTCCTCGTCTATCTGCTTGACGATTCGGGAGTCGGTGTTGCGGTGCTGGGGGTCGTACCAGTCGTTGCGTCGAATCCAGTCGGCGGCCATTTTCTGCACCCTCGCATCGGGCAGGTTGTTCTGCTGCCGGGGGGTGGTGCTGGCCTTTTTGAGGTTTTTCAAGGCTTCGAGCTGTTGCCTCGACTCGTACCAGAGCTCCTGGGCCTGCGCCAGGGCGTCGCCGTCTTGAGCACGGGTGGCTTCGGCGATCTTGCGCTTGGCGTACTCGAGCCGCAGCTCTTGGTCTTCGACCGCCTTGTCGAGCTTGGCGATTTCGCCGGCGTGCGTTTTACGCTCAACCACGCTCAGCCGCTCCATTAGCTCTTGGTTTTGTCGCTGCAGCAGTTGCAACCGCTGGTCTTTCTCGGCGCTGGTTTTGCGGGCTAGTTCGCGCTTGGCGCGGCGGCGCTCGCGTTTGGCGTTGCGTAGCGCCTCGGTGTCGTCGTCGGCATCGGCGTCAGCCGGGTCGTCGGCGGGGCCGCCTTCGGCTTTGTTTTGCGGTGAGTCGTCCTCATCGTCATCTTGAACCGAGGGTGGAGCGAGACCTTCCGGCAGCGCCACCGCGACTGAACCGTCGGGCTGCTCGGTGATCTCGATATCGGGTTCTTTTACTTCGGTGCTCGTGCTCATAGGAATGCCTTAGTCTCGAGGGGGTTAGTGGTGATTCGGGCAATGACCTCGTGATCATTAACGATCATGAACAGTGCGGGGTCCTCAAGGTGGTCCTCACCGGGCACTTTGACCTCCCAGCGGTCGCCGCCCCACTTGGGCACACGAATAAAGTCACCCACCCCACACCACGACCCCTCGGGCCAGGGGTTCATCGAGTCGCGATGCCGAAAGGCGAGCGGCCCCACGGCGATGACCTTGGCGACCTGGGTGTTCCACTTTTCGGTCTCTTTGGTTTCCTCAACAAGTACGATTCCTGCTTTGGTGGTCTTTTTACGGCTACGGCGCAGTTGCACCAGTATACGTCCACCTAACGGCTGCGCACCAGGATCCACGCTCGGGAAAGCCCAAGCCATCTCAGCGTCTTGCGACGCTACTGGTTCAGTCATCATGTTCATCTTCTTCCTCTATAAAGTTCTCAATAATGTCAAGGGCTTTTTGCAGCCCCATGTGTTCGCCAACCATGCGCTGGTACGCCTCCCAGGTCGCAGCGTTGCCCGCCGCTAGGGAATGGCCTATTTCAGCCTGACGTGCCTTGAATGCGCCAATCAGTTGGCTCAGGGTTAGGGTCATTTGTTTTTGCGTGCTAGCGGGGCGGGGGCTCCTTTTTGTGCGGGTTGAGGGGTGGTGCTACCTTTGGACTTCAGACTAGTGCCGTCGAGCGCCGCGCCCATGGCGATGCGCTTGTGATAGGGGACGGCTTCGTTGTCTTTGAGGTTATTGGATGGTTGGGCCACGTTCAGCTCCTAGGTTACGTTGGGCTTCGTTTTGAAGCCGGATTGCAGTCTCGTACTGCTCGGTGCGCAGCCTGTCGTCTTCTTGAGTCAGGCGTGCGGTTTCTATGCGCTCGCGGGTCAGGTTATCCGAGGCGTTCAGCGCCACGTCAATCTGATCACGCTCGGCGGCGCGTTGTTGCTCGGCTTGAAGCCGCGCCACGTCAATCTGCCCCCGCTGTTGCATGTCGGCTCCTTTGAGCTGCATCTCCGCTGCGTCGCGCTGGGCACGGCGCTGGGTTTCCGCCAGGCTGGTTTCCTTGAGCACTTGCGCCTCGGGTGGCAACTGAGGTTGCGGGGTCATTTGTTGCATCGCCTGAAGCAGCTGTCCGACGAGGGGAAGAATCTTACCGAACGCCTGCTCGGCGTCGGACTTGACGTGTTGCGACACGAGGGCGTACACTTTGTCGATCTGCGCCGTGAGGGTTTTGTCCTCGTACTCGGCCTCGGTCACGGGGCGACCGTTGCGGAGCTTGGTGACGTACCCTTGCGAGCGGTTCAGGTACCACAGAATCATGTGCTGCTTCACGTGCTCCAGCGCCCGAGGCAGGTAAATCGACGCCATGATGGGGTTACCACCGAACGCCGGGTTCAGGGCAAAGTCCAAGTGCGTCTGAATATGCGCCAAGTGATCTTGATGCATATAGGCGTAGCCGTTCTGCCCCAACGCCATGGCAACGTTCTCATCAACCGCGCTGAGTTCGTCCGGCGAAGGCGTATTCTTGAGCAGTTCGTTGTAGCCGGGTATTTTCAGCTGTTTCAGCAGCCGTTCTTCCACCGCCCGCCGGTCGTAGAGGTCCGGCGCGGCGTCCGCACGGGCCAGCACCGCCTGAATCTGCGCCATGCGTTGGGTTTCGCTAAAGATATGCGGGTCCGAAACCGGCACCACGTCCGTATTGCGTTGAAAATCAGCTTCCTCAATCTCGAGGTCCGCCACGACCTCGCCTTTACGCATGTCGCTCAGGTACCAGCGGTTCAACCGCCCCAGAACCTTCAAAAGTCGGCCTTGCGCATCGTGCAGCCGGGCGTGAATGGCGCTGAAAACCGCCGCGCCTTGCTCGATGAGCGCCTGCGTAGTGCCGACGGGGGTTTGCGCGCTCACGTCGGCGATCTTTTCCTCCGCCGTCGTGACTACGCCCTTAGTGGCCTTGTCAAGCCACCCCAAAAGCTCAAAAAGCACAGCGCTCGGGGGGTTAAAAGGCATAGGCATTGCGATTTTCTTGATATCGTCCACGCCCGGTGCGCCTTCGATCTCAACAACCTGCGTGATGTCGACCTGTTGGCTCTGCCCGCTCACCTTTGCGCCCTTCAGTTTGAGCATCGCCGGCGCGTTGTTGATGTGCGCCGAGTCGAGCAGGGCACGCAGCGCCCCCGTCAACGCCGCCGAGAGCCCCCCAATGAGGTGCGGCAGCCCGATTGCGTACGCTCCACGCCACGGAATGAACTTGTACTCAATGACCCAGTCCAGTTTGGTCATCGATTCGTCGCCGTCTTCCCAGTTCCGGTACAACCCCACCACTTCCGACTCAAGTTCGTCAATCATCAGGATATACGGGGCCATTTCGCCCCCGCTTTCGCGGTCATCTTCAAACTCGAGCCAGGTGTAGATGTGAAAAACACGGCGTTCGCCGTCGGTGTTCTCATCCCACTTGCGGCCTTCGATCTTGTTGTTGGCCTTTTCGGCCTTAGTTTCCTCGGGCTCCATGGTGGCGCGGATCAAACTGATGTCGCGATACATACCGGAGCTGATTCGACGCTTGAACTCCCACTCGCTGATGTCGTGAATCTCGGTGGCCCGCTGCGCGGTGTAGAAGTTCGTGGCCGAAAAGGGTATCAACACCTTGTCGATGGGCAGGAACTCGGCGCAAGGGCGCTTTTGCCGGTCATCGTACCAGAGCTTCAGGTACTGCGACCCGCCCAGGGGCAGCTGAGTGAGGAGTTGCTCCTGCTCGTCGCGGAACTCTTCAATCTGCTCAGTGAGTTGCCAGTTCATCCAGTCGCGCTTACGCTCCGCACGCTGGGTTTTCTCCTCATCGTTTTGGCCGAGGATCTTAGTTTTGACGGGGCCGTCGGGCGGGAATAGCTCTTTTATGGCTCGGGAGGCAAAGTCGACGCAGGCCTCCGCCATCGCGGGGTGTACGACCTTGCTCGCGCCCATGAACGTCGCACCGCCGGGGGCGTCCTTGCCCATCCCGGTGCGCTTGAGGCCTTCTTCGTACTGTTTGTCGCGATCTTCCCGCGCCGTTTTGTCTTTCTTGATGAGTTCCAAGTACCGACTAGCGAGCGTGTCAAGGTCGAGCGGATCAAACACCTCCGCCAGGTTGGCGTAGAACTCGGGGTTCTCCTCCGGGCCGCTATCCGGCTCAAGATTGACGAGCACCGACCCATCGGGCAGCTCCTCAAGCTCGGCGTCACCCAGCTCGAGTTCTTCCTCTTCGTACTCGACGGTCATCGGCCCAGCGGGCAGTTCGTCTTCAAGTTGGGGTTGTGGAAATTCGATAGCCATAGCTCGGGTTCCTCTCAGCGCCTGTAGCCCTTGAACAACAGCTCATCGGCCATGAGCGTGGGATTAGTTTCAATTTTAACCGCACCGCCCTTTTTGAGCTTGTTCTTTTTCAGGAACTCTTGAGCGGGCTCGCGAATCATCTCGTAAAAGTCACGCAGCTCAGCGTTGGGGGCTACGGCGTTAGCGCCCAGGTCCAACCGCTGCCGACCCGCGCCCTGAGCGGCTCGCCGTTCGAGCAGCAACAACGGGGCCGCCTCACCGAGCAGGTCTTGCAGGTCCACCGCACCGGACTCAAACGCCGCCGCAAACGCCGGGTCGCGCCGCACGCGGTCAAACCGGCCGAGTCGGCCCGCGTTTTGCAGCTCCAGTTCGGCTTTTTCAAAAAGATCTTTGTCGTAAACGCGACGCGGCACGTCGGTCTCAAAGAAGCTGTACGCCGTGGAGGCTCGGCCACCTCCGGTTGAGGGGGGCGAGGCGATGAAAGTCTTCAACGTCCGGGGCCACGCACCCCGCTCGTAGTCGGCGTAAAACGCCACGTCATCCGCGCTGGGCGAAACCCGCAGCCCGCTGACGTCGCTCGGGTGAGTGTGGAAGTCTACAATCGCGCGACGCTGCGGGTCGCTGACCGCTCGGCTGACGTCCGCCGCACTGGGGATGACTCGCGTGCGGTTGCCCGAGGTAACAACTTCGCCTGGGACGCCGGCTTCGGTCAGCCCCACGACGGAGTGCTCGTGGCCGGTGCGGTATGCACGACGGAGCGCCTCCCGAGCGGCGGCGGACTGCGCGGGGGCTTCGGTTTTCAACAGCTCGCGCAACGCAGCCGCTGCCCCGGCGGGACGCTTCACGGCCCCGACTGCGCCCGCCACCGGCGGAAACGCCCCGAGGGCTTGCGCCAGTCGGAACAGCTCGCTGGGGTTGGTGGGTTCGGCGGGTTTCTCGCCCATGAACCCGCGCACCACGTCGCTCAACGCTCCGGCGGAGCCCTCGCCGTAACCGGGCAGGTCTGACGCCCGACGCTTAGGGGGTTTGCCGCCCTCGTTCATGCGCACCGCGCCACCGGCGGCGTAGCCTTCTGGGCTACTAGGCGGTAGGTTTGTCCTGCCGTATTTGTCTAAGAGATCGCTGAGTTGGCGTTGCGTGACGAACTCGGGCGCGGTTACATTCGCGGCTCGAAGGTTCATACCTAGGTCGCTGTCGGGGTTGATACGGATCAGCCCGGTGTTACCTAAGTCCCCGACACTCGACCACCGCCCCGAACGCACGAAGTCCTGCACAAAGGGCAGATACTCGTCCTTGGGGGCTCGGTTGGCCTTGCCTTTGATTTGGATGATTTTGTTTTCCGTTGCGTTTAAAAGTTCTGGCGCTTCTGTTTTAAGAAATTCAGGCCAACTGTTAGAATACTTATTTCGATCTGCGCTGTACTTTGCGTAAAGCTCAGGGAGGTTCTGTTTCGCGTAAACAGACTCAAGATTCGGATTGTGAGGCGCGACCTCAATCGTTACGTGGGGTTCGCCCTTCTTGTCGCGCAGGCTGTAAATGCGGCTGCGCCCCTCGATGACGTCCGGACAGTAGCCCCCGACGCAGTGCCCCATGACGTCGCCCTCGTACTTGAGGGCGTCCTCGAGTGAGGCGTAATGCTTGTGCTCGGTGTAAGCCTTGGCGGCTTTCTCGGGTGTGTCAAACAGCACGCGCCCGGTCTTAGGGTCTTTCCAGGATAGTTTCTGCCCCGGCTCAAGGATTGAGTACTTGCCGGCGTTTTGAATCAGCATGCTACTCACGTCGACGGGCTCTGTGGAGGCTTTCAACTCTACCCAACGCAGGCCTTTCTCGTTGGGCTCGGTGGTGCCCGGAACGGTCTCATAGGCGCGGTGCTCGAACGTGGCGGGGTTGCGCGCCTTGAGGGCGTCGGCCTCGACCTTTTGCGCCGCCCGCCACTCGTTGATCTTTGCGACCCGCTCGACGGCCTGCGGCACCGTGATCTTCTCAAGCTGCTGCGGGGTCAGCCGCAACGACGCCGGCAGCCCCGAGTTGGGGTTCATGGCGTTGGTTAGCTCGTCGATGATGTGCGGGAAGCCGAGCTTAGACATATCGGTGCTCAGATTCATACCGTACACCGGCGTATCAGGCGACACTTTCGCTAGCCAAGGGTTTGCTTCAACCAACTGCATCGACTGAAACACCTCAGCTTTATCGGGCTGTATGTTTATATCAGCGAGAGCCTCCCAGTCCTTGGCGAGGTTGGATTTACCTAGACCCTCAATAGGATAGCCGCTGGCCTCTCGGTTTTCACGTAGCGTCCGGCCCTCCCTCTCAAACCCCATAGGCCTTGGGGCATCTTGCGGCTCAAAGTGCAGCGTGCCCCGCTCAGCGAGTGCCCGGACGGGGTCCTCGGGGGTAGCCATTTCGTTCTTGACGTACTTGGTGAGCTTGGTATCAATCCACTTGTTGAGGGCGGCGTTTTCCGTGTACATCGGCGAGTTGGCCAGCGGGTTAGGAACCTCATTGCCGAAGGCGTCAGTGGCGCGGGAAGGCATGGGTTTCCTCAACGGCTCGAGCGCCCGCTCAGCCGAGAACGACCCGGCAAGCCAGTTGCCGCCTTTGGGTTTGATGACCGCCGCGCCGGGTAGCGCCCCCACACGGGACAGCGTTGAGGCGGTCGCGAACGGGGTCAACGAGCCAAACAAATCACCGAGCACGCTGGTGGCCTCCCCGGCGCGGTAGGCGCTTTCAAGACCTTCGGCGTCGGGCTCCATGACGCTGCGGCGCTGGTTAGCGCCCGCAAACCCGCCGATGAACTCAGCCGGGTAGCGGATTCCGGGCACAGGGGCCACGCTACCCCGAGTTGGGGCGGCCGCAGTAGCGCGTTGAACCCCCGGAGGTAGCTTTAAGCGGCGTTGAGCGCGGAGCTCTTCGAGTTCCTCGGGGCTGGGGGGCATTAGGCTAGGCGGCATAGGGGTTCACCTTGGGTCCGGTGTAGTCGTCCGAGTCATTGAGGGCGTCAATGTAATCCTCGGGGTCGTAGTCATCACGCGGCGCGGGGTCAATGTTGAGCCAACCCGCATCGCGCATGTACCGCAGCGCCTGGCTGAAAGCATCCACAAAGTCATCGTGCGTGGCGTTGGGGAAGCTACAGATCTGCGTGATCATGCCCTCGGCCCAGTCACGGACGTAGCCCGTCCGAGCGCTAGACTCCGGGATGTAGACCCGGCCAGCGCGGACGATGTTGGCAACTATGCTCAGGCGCTGGATCTTATCGGCCTTGCCGGGGTTGTACGCCCGCACCGGCACATGCGCACGCTGCAGGTCTTGAATGAGCACGATGCCCGCCGCTTTGTCCTCAACGAGCACGAGGTCGACCTTCTTCAGATTGCGCCCCTCGCCGAAGACAATGTCGTACTCGTCGATGACTTTGGGTTTCAAGTCGGGGTACTGCAGGTGATCCTGCCACGCGTCGATGACCAACACGCCCATCGGGCCGTCTTGCGGCTTGAACACTCCGAAGGTGATCGACGCCGTGGGGTCGTTGTGCGTCTTCTCCGTATACGCGCAGTCGTACGACTGAACGATGAACTCCAGCTTCGGGAGCTCTCTCTCCGCTGGCCAGAGCTTGAACCAATCCCGCTTGACTATACCCCCTTCTTCCGGGTCAATCACTTCGGCGTGGATCTCTTGCCGGCCGAGGTTGGTACCCTCATACGCCAGGATCTGCGCTTTGAAGTTGTCACTCAGGTTATCCACGTTCGCGTACGTGCTCGCCGTGGTTAGGGTGACGTCGGTGCCTTCCCGGCTGATGAGGTCAACAATCAGGTCGCGGGGTTTGGGGGTCGTGGTGATGAGCAGGCGGGACTTCATGTCGGGCAGCTTGAGGCGCACACCGAACTGAATCTGGTCCCACGCCTCCTGCAGGTACTCCCACGCCGCTAGCTCGTCGCACCATCCACCGTGAAACTGCGGCCCCCGGAACCGCTCGGGCTCCGAGGCCGGAATGCCTTTTATCAGCGAGCCGTTGGTCAGCTTCAACTCGTGCAGTGCTTTGTTGTACTCGCTGATGAGCACCTGCGGAATCACGGTGAGCAGTCCCGAGTCGCCCTCAAAGCAGGTGCCACGCACGTCCGAGGAGGTTGGCGCCGCCACTAGCCATCGCGTCCGGGGGTAGCTCCACGCCCACCACCCCACCTGCTCGGCGGCGGTGCGGGTCTTGCCCGCGCCCCGGCCCGCCAACATCAACCATATGCTCCACCATTCGCCCTGGGGCAGCAGCTGATGCAGGTGCGCCTTCGAAAGCCACAGCGCCCGCCACGCCCAAGCGGCTTGCCGCTCGAGCGGTAGCCGGCCGAACTCTTCGCGCAGCTTTGCGTCTTGCAGCAGGTCCCGGAGCGCCGAATCAGCCGCGCCCACTACCGCCGCCCTCATCGGACGTGCGCCGTTTGAGCTCGATGTTTTTCAGAATCTCGTCAAATACGTTTACCTCAACCCGCAGCGGCCCATCGTCCGCTCCGGCGTGCTGGATGCGATGCGTTTCGGCCCAACGCAGCTGCGTCTTCGACCACCATATGGCCGAGGCCGTGTCGCCCTCGACGGCTTTGGTAAAAAGCGTCTTGCCGACTTTGCTGTTGGCGTGCGCCTTGCCGAGCAGCAGCTCCCGCTCAAAGTGCTTACGCAGGGTGCTGAGGTCGATGCCCTCGCGGACCAAAATCGCAATCTGATCCTGCGGCAACCCATACCCCGAGAGCGTCGCGACCAGCTCCCGCTCGGTCTTCGTGGGCACAAACGCCGGTCGGCCCGCACCGGGCTGCGCACCTCCAGAGCGGCGCTTTTCGCCCGGAGCTTTTTCTTGCAAGGGTTTTTCTACTTTCATATTCGCCGGATTATACCCACGTTTTTCGCAGTCGGCAACCATATTTTCGATCGTTCGGTTTTGATCGTTTGGTCGATCGTTCGAACGATTAGCCGACCGAACGATCGCAGCCAACGCAAGCTCAGGAGCTCGGATTGGGCGGAGTGTGGGGGAGTGCCTTTGGCCTCCCCACACCGCAGCCGATCAGAGCGACAAGGGAGCGTTTACGCACAGATTCAACCCCTACCGTTCACACCCCAAATACGACCGCTCAGCTCTCCCTCAAGAACCCCAAAATCGATCGTTCGTTCGGTCGGTTTCTTTAAGAACGATCAAACCAAACGAACGATCACTTTTAAGGTTCCTCGAACGGTCTTTTTTAAGTCCCTAACGGCAACATGCTACACCCCTAATGGCAACCACTGACCGTCGAACGTTTTAGCCGCTCTGAAACCGATCGTTTGGTCGATCGTTTGGTCGAACGATCACCCCGAACGATCGCCCAAACGATGGCTTGTTAAGGCTAATTCAATGCCGTTCAACTACCTCATTGAACCGCTCAGCGGCTGCTTGAATGATTTTCTTTTCAGCAGCAAAAAAGTGCACTATAGTTCGGTCAGTGGTAAATGAAACAACTCAATAACTTAATTGGAGAACTAAACATGGAAAAGAAAACCTTTGAAGTCGAATTACGCCTGACTAGTTTTGTGCGTATTCAAGTCGAAGCCGAGAACGCTGAAGCAGCTGCCGAGCTCGCCATCGAAGAGCTTTACGAAAGCGACTACCCTAACGTCAACGACCACGACGTCGAGGTCGAGTCAATCAAAGCCACCGAGGAGCATTGAGTCTAATGTTCACCGTAACCGAAGACCGCACTAACCGCGACATCCCGACCGGAATGGACGTGCACCGAGCACGCGAACATTATTTGTCGATGAGCAGTAAATTCGTATCTAAATTAACTCCGCCAGTCGTTATCTCGCATGGCAATCGATGGGTTTTTCGAGGTGACTTGAGCCAGATCAGCCTCAAGGGTTACGGAGCCGAGCAGCTCATCGCACAAACCCAGAGCGACAAACTCGTTTACGTAGCACCTCGGGCCGGCATGGCCCCCAACGCGATTGCGACGCTCGGCAAACTGTATGGTAAAAAGTGTGTTTTCTTTTGCCCTGCAGCCAAAGAGCTCTCAGTGCATCAACGCGCTCTGCTTTACCATGGTGCTGAGCTACGGTTCGCTAAGATCGTCCGCATGCCGAACCTGAACGGTTGGGCAAAGGCTTGGGCTGAAAAGCATGGTGCTGAATATTTACCACCGGGGTTGTCGAAAGCGCCGTTGGTGACTGCGGGACTCGTGAAGCTGGCTGCTCGGATCAGCGAGCAAATTGGTGGCGAACCGACCGAAGTTTGGATGAGCGTTTCGACGGGCACCGCTATCCGAGCGTTTCAGATCGCTTGGCCGAACACTAAATGCAAAGGTATTGCGGTTGCGCGAAACATGCAACCCGGCGAAATCGGCCACGCAAAGATCATTGGATCTACGTTACCGTTCCTGAAACCGGTAGCCGAAGAGCTGCGCCCGCCGTTCGACTCCACCGTAAACTATGATGCTAAGTGTTGGAAGAGTTTCGAACAGTATGCAGCACCCGGTGCTATATTCATCAACGTTGGTTCTGACGCTATCATCCAAGCTCAACACGATGCCGTGAAAGATATACCCGTCGATAGCCAACGCGATTGGAACGATAAAAGAGATTTACGATAACTATGGAGAACTGAAAATGCAAAAGAAACGCAATATGCGCGGCGACCCCGGCAGCCTCGATGACGAGCTGAGCTGCTCACAAGACCCCGCACACCCGCACGGTTTTGACCGCAACGCCAGTCACAGCGCCGGACGCTACGTGTGCCTTTGCGAAGGGTTCCTGGACGCCACTGCGGACGACGGCTCGTTGGCGGTGGTGCGCGAGCTGGCGCAACGCAACGACTACGTCATGGTGCACGCCACGGAGCTACAAGAGCTGCTCGCTCAGCTGGACGAGCTGCGCGATCGGGTGACCGCACTCACGTATAAAGAGGAGAAACAAAGATGGTGAAGAACTACGTCGCGGGTCAGTCCACGTGGCGACTGCCCGCCGAGGAACCCCCGCCGCTGGGCGTGAAAATGCTCCTCCTGAACCGAGGGGGCGTGTGCGTCATCGGAACCTGGGGTGCGTGGGCGTTGGCTTGGGCACCGTTGCCGCTCATCCCCGAGCACATAAAAGCGGAGATGCTCCCGGCGGGGTATGCCCGGCAGCCCGAACCCGTTGAGGATTGGCAACTACACGCAGGAGACCGCGCATGAAAACCAATGAACTATCCGGCCCCGCCCTCGACTGGGCGGTCGCGAAGTGCGAAGGAGTGGACGAAGAAGCGTTCCGCCTGTTCTACCGCGACGCGGAGGGTGATGGCGATGCTGAGTTTCACTACTCAACCGACTGGGCACAAGGCGGGCCGATTATTGAGCGCGAGGGGATTTTCTGCAAGCCCACCATCAACAAAGGCTGGCGCTCTTATCAGCGTGACCCGTTCAGCAACGGCATTTGCAATTCCCAGTACGGCCCCACCCCCCTCATTTCAGCCATGCGCTGCTATGTGGCGTCGAAACTCGGCGACACCGTTCACATTCCGGAGGAACTCGCATGAACCCGCAACCTGAAGAAATGCACTTGGCTGAAGCACTTCGCCGAGCGCATGAAGAACTGCGCCGCCTGCATGCGGTGAACCAAGACCTGCTAGAGGCGCTTTGGGGCATGGTCACTAGCTTTCATGCTGTTGAGCACATGGAAGAACACATGCAGCAGTCGGCCGCAAAAGCCCGTGCTGCTATCGCTAAAGCAACAGGAGAGAAAACATGAGCAGAGAAGCTATGCAGTTGGCGCTTGGGGCGCTGGAGTTATATCAAAGCAGGATGAGCGTTCAAAGGTTTGACGAAGCCGTCAAAGCTCTACGCCAAGCACTGGAGACAGAGCCGTTTGAATACTGGAACGCAGTAGAGGGCTGGGTAAAGATTGATGAGGTGCGTGAGCATTTTGATTCGGTCGGATGCGGCACGATTTACAAATCTGCTGGCGAAGGTCGATCACCCCTGTACACCGCACCACCAAAGGCTGCTGAATGGGTTGGGCTGACAGATGAGGAGGTCATGGTCGCGGCTTGGAAAGCAGGATTTGATATTCATGAGGATTACGACAACGACGATGACCCAGAGGCGATGCACTGGTGGTCAGCAGACGGAGAGGTTTGTGACGATTCTCTGTTGAAACTACGTGACCTCATCGAAGCCAAGCTAAAGGAGAAGAATCATGGATAGAGAAAAAAAGTTAACAGTCATCCCATCGTCCGATCAAAAAGCTATGGGGATTGATTTGATGAACGACATAAGAGCTTTGGTTAACTCTCCTAAGTACGACCACATGACCGTTGCAACCGTGATCGGTGTACTTGAAATGACCAAACTACATTATTGGAATGTAAACCTATGAACAGAGAAGACATCATCCGCATGGCGCGAGAGGCTGGTTTTAACCCAGTCTCATACACGGGCGCAAACCTCGAATTATTTGAACGCTTCGCCGCCCTTGTTGCTGCCGCCGAGCGTGAGCGCATCTGCAAGGCGATCAAAGAGGAAGACGATTACTGCGTCACCGAAGGCGATTACATGCTGGATTCGAACGACTGCATCGCCGTGGCAAAAAGCAAGTGGGTTCGTCCCGACTACAGCGCAGGCGCTATACGAGCAAGGAGTTAAACATGACAGGCAACATCAAACCGTTCATCAAGGCTACAACCCCTGACAACTCTGATGCCATAGAAATGTTGGAGCAGTGGCTGGAAGACGCCAAATCTGGGGAGGTCGTCACGGTGGCTATTGTCGGCAAACGCGTAGGCGGCGAATGGCAGACCGGCATGAGCAGTAGTCAGAACCGCCTTGAGGACGCCGCAATGCTCATTGAGTTGGGTATGCGTCGGCTTGGCTTTAACCCACAGAGGTAATGTATGCGAAAAAGTTTACATCTAACTACTGAATTCTTGCCGCGCAAGTGGCCCTGCTTCGCCGTGGGGTTCATGAGCAGTGGCAGCGAATTTGTACTGCACCTGTATCTGGTGTGCTTCCGTATTCGATGGGGGTATTGAAATGACCCAAGATGAAATAATCCGCATGGCGCGGGAGGCTAACATTAAGCAAGCCATTGAAACACCCCATTTACTGATGGTGCATGAGCTTGAACGCTTCGCCGCTCTTGTTGCCGCTGCCGAGCGT